TATCAATTAATTGATGATAAGAACTTAACTGAAAAAGAAAACTTTATCTTTACTCATAACAATAATGTTTTTTCAATCAGTGAAGTGAATAGATCATTAACTGATATGAAACAAGTAAGGGAAATCTTAACGCAGAAAAAGATAGAAATTCCAGTTAAGAATTCAAGTTACTATGCTATCAAGAATGTAACCAATTCTAAAGAGGTTGAGTTACAAATTGAAGAGCAACTAGGGAGAATAGCCAATGCCTAATGATCTAGTGACTGACTTACAGAACCTAAGAAATTTAACTAATACTAACCGCTCAAATAGAGCGGTTACAGAACCTTTAGTAAGTAACGATCAAGAAGTTGATTGGCAATTAGTTGCTAGTTATCTTGATAGTGAAATGTTTTCTTTCATACTAAAGAATAGAGATAACCAAACAATAAAAGAGTTTGGCTTACAACTATCATCTAACCTAGCTAATAAGTTTGGCTTGACTAGATAACCTACGAAATGGAGATGGTATTTGCTACCATCTCCACACCCTCTTCCACCCGCATCCCCAGCCAGTCCCAAAAAATCCTCGACTCACACGCCCCTACATCTAGTAGCTATTACATTTAGATATACACGATCTAGAGTCCCAACTCGATTTTGCCAGAAATAATCCCTTAAAACGACGCCACCCCCCTCTCCCCCCTATACATTGTGGGCATGCACGTAGCGTGTAAGTTTTACACAAACGAATATATGTGCTAAACATCACAGAAAAATGGATTACGATCAAATTACTTATTCCGAAGCTGAAGACTTAATTAAAAAATTAGAATTAAAAAAAGCTGAAATAGAAACGTCACATCATTCAAGAGAAGATTATTTGTCTTTCGTACGTGCCGTATGGCCAGAATTTATTGCAGGGTATCACCATAAAAAAATTGCAGAAAAATTTAATTTGATCAAAGAGGGCAAGTTAAAACGCTTAATCGTTAATATGCCTCCACGTCATACCAAATCAGAATTTGCTTCTTTTCTTTTTCCTGCTTGGATGATGGGCCACAATCCGAAGTTAAAGATTATTCAAACTACGCACACAGCAGAATTATCTTATCGTTTTGGTCGTAAGGTTCGTAACCTCATGGACTCGGAAGATTATAAAAATATTTTTACAGATATAAAACTATCACAAGATTCGAAGGCCGCGGGCCGTTGGGAAACGAATAAAGGTGGTGAATATTTTGGCGCGGGTGTTGGTGGTGCAATCACGGGCCGTGGTGCGGATTTATTGATCATCGATGACCCTCACTCGGAACAAGATGCGCTTAGTCAAACCGCGTTCGATAACGCGTACGAATGGTATACCTCTGGTCCTCGTCAGCGTTTACAACCTGGTGGAGCCATTGTTATTGTTATGACCCGTTGGTCCGTTAAAGATCTAACAGGTAAATTGGTTAATGCACAAAAAGAAGTTAAAGCAGATCAATGGGATATGATTGAGTTTCCCGCAATCTTTCCTGAGACGGGTAATCCTATGTGGCCTGAGTATTGGAAAGAAGATGAATTACTTTCTGTCAAAGCATCCTTGTCAGAACAGAAGTGGCAAGCACAGTGGCAACAGCAACCCACCAGTGAAGAAGGTTCCATAATAAAACGTGACTGGTGGAAGTTATATGAACATGAGGATCCCCCTCCCCTCCAACATATAATTCAAAGCTACGATACAGCGTATAGTAAAAAAGAAACAGCCGATTATTCGGCGATTACCACATGGGGAGTTTTCTTTAGAGATGAAATGCGTGCACCTGCTTGTATTTTGTTAGACGCGAAACGCGGGCGATGGGAATTTCCAGAGTTAAAACGGATCGCGGTCGAACAGTACAATTACTGGGAACCAGAAACCGTGATCGTCGAAGCGAAAGCGTCAGGCCTTCCGCTCACGTACGAGTTACGTCAAACAGGAATTCCTGTTGTTAACTTTACACCGAGCAAAGGAAATGATAAACATTCAAGAGTAAACGCTGTAGCACCTCTATTTGAATCAGGACAAGTTTATTATCCTGACGAAAGGTGGGCGCAAGAGGTTATTGAGGAATGTGCTGCTTTTCCTTTTGGTGAACACGACGATTATGTTGACTCCACCACTCAAGCTCTGTTAAGATTTAGACAGGGAAATTTTATTACGCACCCAGAAGACTACGAGGATGAGCCAAGTATGTTGAAGATGCGAGAATACTATTAGGAGTTATTATGTCAGATAAAAAAGGTAAACCAGATTATTTAGATTTTGATGGAGATGGTGATAAAGAAGAATCAATGAAAAGTGCTTTAGCTACAAAGAAAGGTTTAAAATCAGGAGATTCAACTTTTCTTGAACGACGTAAAAAATTAGCTGGTCTAAAAGATGCTGCAAAAGCTACAGTTAAAGCGAAAGACGGTGCGCGTACCAAGGTCCGTGGAACTGGCGCAGCTAAAAAAGGTTTTAGAAAAGCAAGAATGAGTTAATGGATAAAAAGAAAAAATTTCAATCAGGCGCAGCTAGTGTTCTAGATGATCCAGATATATTGGATGTCATTCCTCAGATAAGGAGACCCAATTTAATGGGCGATCCTACCAAGCTAGGAGCCGCGGACCTCGGGCCGTTGTTAGCGATGATGGCTGCTGGAACGTATCCCGCTGTTAGCGCTATGATCGATACACCAGCAGGTAAAGTGTTAGCACCTAACGCGGAAGAAATAGAAAAACAAAGAGCGGAAGATGCAGAGAGAGCAAAGAGCGGAGGATTTACTCCTTCCGATGTAAAAAACGAACCTTTAATTACACCTACACCTAAGCCAAAAGGTTTATTAGATGATGCAAATATTACAGTGCCTCTTCCTCAAGAAGACTCAAGTAATATTACTCCTATACCTAAACCTGTGACTGCTGATGATTTAATTATTACAATGTCAGATCAAAAGAAAAAAGAAGATACATCTAAGGCACTTGTTCCGACTAAGATGATGGAGAGTTTGGCAGATCTACCTGATCCTATGGAAAAATATCAAAGTGATATTGCCCCACGTTTTTCTCAAACAGAAGACTACATTAAAACAAATTACACAGGTAGTGAAAAAAAATTAATTAACGATTGGGTGAATGAATTATTTAATCCACAAAAAGGGTTAACATTAGAACTAAGAGATACAGGGATCGCGGCACAATTAGAACAAATTAATCAAGCGGATCCAAAAAGAAAAGTTACTTCTAAAGAATTACTAGAACTAGTTCAAGCAGCAGATAACCAATTAGCAGGTTTTGGTAATTATCAAATAATGGGCGGAGACCAAGAGCTCTTTCCTCAAACAGTACAAAATGCAATTCAAGGTATAAATCAAATGGATGTTGTCATGCGTCCGGGTCAACTGTCAGATTTTGTAGATAGATATAAAAATTTAGTAACAGATAATTTGAAAAGTATACAAAATGCTACTGATAGAGATACAGCAGCAGATGCGTTAGCTAAAATACAAATACAAACACAAGAATTATTGGCCGAAGAAGATCTTGATCCAGCCATACTTGAGAGAAATAGAGAGTACGCAAAGATACAAGATTATATTCGTCAAGTAGGTTCAACCTTACAAGGTACTGTATTTACAAATGAACATATGAATATTGGTTTGCCTGGAACAAGAGCAGAGGACTATTCTGTCATCACACATAATTTTAATTCTTATTTTGGACAAGATAAAAGAACAAACGAACATAACACTTCACATCCTACAGCGGACAATACAGTTGCATTTAGTAGAGGAAGAAAAATACAGAATTATGAAAACGGGGATCAAGGCAGTATTATTATGGAAATGCAATCTGATGTTCATCGTAACAAACCGCAGATTGAATATCCTACATCAGCGAATGATTTTACTTCAAGTAGAAATTTTTATCCTTATGCTGGCGGAGCTCAATATTGGGTAAAGCAAGTAATGAAAGATAGGCTTACACAAGCTTTAAAAGATGGTGATGATTTTTTAGGATGGGTTCCAGGTGAAGTTGTATCTCATTATGAAGGTGCAGACAAAGATAACTACAAAGGTTTTATTAATATTTATAATAATAAAACAAATGAATTTATAAAAAAATTAAATAAAGATATTACCAAAAGAGGTAAGGCACTTGGCATGAGTGATGATGAAATTTCAATGGCAACACTTAAAGTAAGAAATGATGGTCAGTATAAATTTGATAGTGGAGGAGATGAATATTTTTCAAGAGTGAGACAAAACCAGTTTCCTGGAATGGAAAAATATGTCAGAACTGGTGAAAAAACAAGGCGTAGAGATGAATATCGTTATGAAGAAATTGAAAATACTTTGCAGCTTATTAATATGCCATATATTGACTTAAAACCTAGAGAGGATTTTGATCCTAATCTTTTAAAGAAAATTGGCTTTCCTCAATTCAAAAAGGGTGGTAAAACAAAAAATGCAAAGGCAGATCCTTTAATTGACATCGAAATATTCTTTGAAAGCATATAATGGCCATAGATAAAAAAATTCAACCTACAGAAAACGACATTGTAATAGATCAATATGCAAGCAGTCCTATTGAAATAAATATTGAAGGGCAGCCACAAAATAACATAGAAATGTTACAAGATGGTGGTGCTATCATCGGTCCACAAACACTTAACATGCAAGCTACTTTTGATTCTAATTTAGCAGAATTTGTTGATGAAGATGAATTAGAAAAAATGAGTTCAGACTTGATTGCTGACTATGAGACTGATAAAGAAACAAGAAAGGATTGGGAACAAGGCTACACACAAGGATTAGACCTTCTAGGATTTAAATACGAAGAGAGATCACAGCCCTTTCAAGGAGCAAGTGGTGTAACCCACCCAATGTTAGCAGAATCTGTTACGCAGTTTCAAGCACAAGCATACAAAGAATTACTTCCAGCAGGTGGTCCAGTAAAATGTGACATTGTTGGAGCTCTTAATCCTCAAGTTGAAGAACAAGGTAAAAGAGTTCGAGACTACATGAATTATCAAATAACTTCTGTAATGGAAGAGTATGATCCTGACATGGATCAGATGTTATTCTTTTTAGCTTTAGCGGGTTCTTCTTTTAAAAAAGTTTATTACGATGCAAACTTAGGAAGAGCAGTTGCAAAATTTATTCCCGTTGAAGATTTAGTTGTTCCTTATCATTCTACAGATCTAGAAACAGCTCCACGTATTACACATGTTTTAAAACAAAATAAAAATGAAGTTAGAAAAAGTCAAGTTAATGGTTTTTACCGAGATGTTGATCTTGAGTCAATGCTACCAAACGAAAGTGCTATTCAAGAAAAATATAATTCTATCGAAGGAGTAAGTCCTAGTGATATTCAGTATGATAACGAATGTACTTTACTTGAAATACATTGTGATTTGGACATACCAGGATTCGAAGATATCGGTTTGAATGGTGAGCCTACAGGTATTAAATTGCCTTACATAATTACAATCGATGAAGGATCAGGAAAAGTTTTATCAATCTACAGAAACTATAAACAAGAAGATCCTCAAAAAAAGAAGATACAATATTTCGTTCACTATCGTTTCCTTCCAGGTCTTGGCTTTTATGGTTTTGGTCTTATCCATATGTTGGGAGGTTTATCAAGATCGGCTACCTCCTCGTTACGTCAACTTATTGATGCGGGAACATTATCAAACTTACCAGCAGGATTTAAAGCAAGAGGTCTTCGAATTAGAGATGATGACAATCCATTACAACCGGGCGAGTTTAGAGATGTTGATGCTCCAGGAGGAGACCTAAGAGCAAACTTTGTACCTCTTCCATATAAAGAACCAAGTCAAACTTTATTTATGCTTCTTAGTTTTTGTGTAGATGCAGGAAAAAGATTTGCTGCTGTAGCAGACGCAAAAATTTCAGATTCAAACAATGCTAATCCAGTTGGAACAACAATGGCAATGATTGAACAAGGAACTAAAGTAATGAGCGCAATTCATAAAAGAATGCATTATGCTCAAAAAGTTGAATTTAAATTATTAGCAAGAGTATTTCAATTATATCTTCCACCAGAATATCCTTACAATGTTTCAGGTGGCGAACGAATGATTAAGGTTCAAGATTTTGATGATAGAATTGATATCATCCCAGTATCTGATCCAAACATCTTTTCAATGTCACAAAGAATTCAATTGGCTCAAGCACAATTACAACTTGCACAATCAAACCCACAAATACATAATGCTTATGAAGCGTATAGAAGAATGTATCAGGCACTTGGAGTACAAAATGTTGACGCTATTTTACCTCCACCTGCTAGGCCACAACCAAAAGATCCTATTACAGAAAATGCAGAATTACTTATGAAGAAAACTGCTCAATCTTTTGCTGAACAAGATCATGTTGCTCATATCAATACACATAGAGCTTTCATCTCTTCTGTATTAGTTAGAACTATGCCTGATGTAATGGTTAATATTACCGCTCACATACTTCAACATACTTCAATGTTGGCAACACAAAATGTTTTAGAGAAGAATAAAGATAAAATTGATGCACTTACTCAACAATTTGGAGGTCAAATACCTGAACAAATACAAGCGGCTGTTAATAAATTGTTAAATGAACAAATTGCTCAAGTAGAAATGGAGCTAATGTCTCAAATGATTGCGGAAGAGCAAGAATATCTTGAAGGCGGAGGGGAAGATCCACTAGTAGAGCTTAAAAAAGAAGAAATAAACATCGAAAAACAAAGAGTACAAGCCGATAACATGGCTAAAATGGCTAAAACTGAACTTGATATTGCAAAATTACAACAAAAATCTGAAATAGATGAAGCTAAACTACAACAAACAGCAGAATTAGCTGCAAAACGTAATAATATTCAAATGCAAAAGTTAAAAGGTGGAAGATGATTAATCCAAAATTAAATGTTGATGAAATTGTTCATGATTTAACTAATTATGCTTTTGAAAATAATAGAAATCAAGAAGAGATGTTAATTGTTGCATCTATGATGATGGTTACTGCAAAAATGATTTATTTACAAACCTTAGGTAATAATGGTAATACAGTCTTTGAGAATGATAAAGAAATTATTCTTGATCAACAAAAACCAACAGTACACTAAGGGGTCGTATGAAATTTAAGAACGCAAAAATGACCAAAGTTCCACAAAAAAATCCTTTTCCAAAGACAATTGCAGTGTCAGACGCGGAAGTTGTCTACTCTCCTTTTGTTTATAAAAAAAATAAAGGAAGTGGACCTCAAGGGCAGACAAGCACCATGCAAATTAAAAAAGTAGCTTTTAAGGGTGTAAAATAGTATATAAATCTACTTTAATAAAGGAGGTTATATGAACCTATTAAAAGATCTATGGTCACACATTAAAGAATGGAGTGACTGGCAAATGAAAGATTGGATCAAAGCCGCTATTGTAGCGATCGTAGTTATCTGGGTATTAAGCTGGATGACAGGCGGAGCCGCATAGTGCTACAAGCTCTCGGAGGGTTACTTGGTGGTAAAAGCGGAGCTTTAAAAACCATCGCTAAAGTAGTTGACGAGATTCATACATCAGAGGAAGAAAAATTAGATAAAAAGATTTTAATGCAACGCATTCAACAAAAGCTTGCAGAAAAGCAATTAGATGTTAATGCAAAAGAAGCCACCCATCGCAGCGTATTCGTTGCTGGGTGGCGACCATTCATAGGCTGGATTGGAGGGCTTGCTTTAATGTTTTCCTTCATCCTATCTCCCTGTATTGAATGGTATGCAAAATTTTCAGGTATAGATATTGTACCACCTGTCATAGAGACTGGGCCTCTTCTGGCCATAGTCACCTCAATGCTCGGGGTCGCCGGGATGAGATCATTCGAAAAGGCAAAAGGATTAACTAAATAATGAGTTGGAATTTTAATGAGATGTTAGACAAGTGTTGGATAACAGCACTTAAACATGAACCAGACGCAAAACTTTATCAAGGGTTTGCTACAAAAGAAATGAAATTTGT